TAGTGCTTCTTCAACCGTACCAGTGCAACTGTCAACATCTAATGCAGCCCAGCCAGCCCATGCAGTCACGTTAGCATTAGCCCGTGTTGAGTCAGGCTTATAAATTGCTGGACTAATCAATGGAGAAGACTTACGGTTCTCACCTTTCTTTGCTTTATACCCAGGCTGTGCAGCTAGAGAATAGAGTAACTTCTCAAGCTTATCCCAGCTATCAAAATCCATCCGTTTGACAGTCTGATTGTCAAAGATCGAATGAAAGATCGTAAGTGAGTAATGCATTACTGAGCTTTATCAGTAGTAAATTTAGCGAGCAAACCGATATTTCCAGCATGACTGGGAGCAATCCAGCCTGCGGGCTTTACCAAATCTGGAAGACCCAATGGGTTTGGGCGACCATCTTTAATACCAATTTCCTTGGCCATATTGGCAGCATGAACTGCTTTCCATGCAGTATATGGATTAATTTGAAGCGCGTCCATTGTGCCAATTGCAACTACACAAAGATCAATTAGCGCATCAGTTACATCTTCCATATTTTCGGCGTTCTTCATTTCGTCCAGCTCTTCTTGCAAGAACTTAATACGGAATTCAAGAAACGCTTTGAGTTTATCTACTGGCATTACTGCAACTGCTTCGCGCACTCCAAATTTGTCATGCAGCTCTTCAATGTCAATTGGCCATAGAGCACCAAGTGTCCGAAAATCTTCAAGATTTTCAAAAGTATAAGTAAGGTTATTATCAATAGTATCAGTCATAAAAATAATTATATGCGAGGTTTATTAAAAAGCAAATTAACAAATTAAGAAAAGAAATCGTCAAGCGAAGCTACACACTCAGTTCGCCACTTAATCGCATCAAAAATAGATTGGATTGGCGACAGAAAGGTTTTCTCAAATTGAGTGCTATAGTCAACATAATCATGAAGACCTAGTTCTTTAGGAAGCACATCAATAAACGAGATGATATTCTCGCGGATTGGGTTTGGCACAGTGAGATAAACAAACTTGATCTTTTCACCATTCTTAATTAGCTGGTATTTCTTATCTAGACCGTTACGCTTTAGATGATGGTTATGCAGCAAAGCACCTCGGACATGGATTGGTGTACCGCCTTCTCCAGCACCCTTACGGTAGATAGTACTAGCTGTAGCATACTCAGAGATATCTTTAGTACCTCTAGGGAACGCGATTGCTTCTGGAGGCAGCGCATTAAACTTCTCGCGAAACGCATGGATCTCAGCTTGCGCTTCAGCTTCAGTCTTAGTCATAATAACATCAAACATCTTCTTTAAAGCATCACGGCATGCCATTGGGGTTGACGACTTAACTGCCTCAATACCCATAATCTTTATCTTTGGCTTGCTGTATTGGACGCCTTCGTTATTATGCACGTTCAAGATATATCGCTTTTTAGCAGTCCAAATACCGCGGTCAGCAATTGCTTCACGCTTCATTACCATTCGACTAGATGGGCAATGCATTGCACTGGCAAGCTGAGCATATGCAAGCGCAAATTTTGGCTCTAGCGCTTTACTGCAAAATTCATCTAGGAATTTGACTGGGTTTTTTGGAGCAAATTTGCTGACCACAGCTTCCATTGATAGGTAAAGCGAATCAGTGTCACCAGCTAGAACATAATCGGTATTCTCAGAACCAAGCAGCTTATTCAATTGCTGATTAGCTGTCTGTTCGGCCCAGCGAATTGCTAACTGGCCAGATAGAGTAACGCCTTCAGCAATTCTAAGATCGAAGTAGCGGAAATACGGACTACCTAAGGCTCCGTATAACGAGTTGAGTAGGATTTTTAATGCTGTCTGCTCGTTTTCTAATAGAGAAATTGTGCGTTCAGCAGTAAACCTAGCAAGCTTATCTGCTGCAGAAATCGTTTCGAAGTGCTTTTTGGCAACAATCATTTCTTTCTTAAGACGAACTCGCTTATCATAAATGTCACTAATAATTCTAGGAAGAACACCAGTTTTATCACTACGGAACTGAGCGCCATTAGCAGCAACGATTGCACCTTTAATAGTTGGAGTAATCTTGTTACCGGCTAGAATTGCATCTGGATTAGCAGCATCTACCATGTCTGGAAGAACTGTTTCCGGTGACATATTATACTGAATGATTAGGTTTGGATAGAGCGAGTTAAGATCGAATGAGCATACCCAATTATGCATTCCAACTACTGGAGGCTTAACATATCCACCAGAAAATGCCACTTTTAAGTTATTTTTGCTAGGCGGAATAGTAATTGACTGCCGCGCAAGATCACGGAAGATAATAGAATCCCAGATAGCGGTTGTTCCAAGAGTATCAGAGTAGTTAACTCCGCCCATATATGCCATGGTAAGCACCAGAGTAATCAAACCTAGCTTATCCTCAATACGGTCTACGATATCTACGTCTTTAATGTTGTAATCAATGTAGCGCTGAAAGTCTTGAAGATAAAGATTTCCTAGAGAACCGTATTCTTCGTAAGATAGTTTAGTATCACCAAGTACGATATAAGCGATATGCCCAAGTTTATAAGATTCCTGCTGGCCGTAGGTATGCGCAGTAAACTTCTGGAACAGATCAAGATAATCAAGCTGAGAAATACCAAGAATATCTACAACTTTTATTTTCTGCCCGCGAACCACAAACTCAGATGGTTCAACTTTGCCCCAAGGAGAAAGGCGTGCCAGTACTTCGCCGCCATGGAGCTTGGTGATGCGATTAGCAAGATAGGGAAGGTCAAACGCTCGGCTATTCCAACCGGTAATAATGTCTGGAGTATTCTGCGGTGTAGCAAACCAGTTAATGAAATCTAGAAGCATTGCTTCCTCAGTAACAAATTGCCGGTATTCTACCTTACCTCTGAACAGAGAGGTTTCTGGGTCATACGCCTTGCAACCCCAAACGCGGAAAATACCATCAGTGCTGTTTTTAATAGTAAGTGCAGTAACTGGAAAGTTAGCATCATCGGGGCTTGGAAAGCCATCATCTGAGTAAACCTCAATGTCTATAGTCGATACATTAATGAGTGCGCGGTCAAAATGAATCTCTCCCGGATACCGTTCCTGGATCAGTTGCGAAGCATATCTTTGGTTACCGTAAATCTTAAATGAAGCAACGCCCTCATAAGTTTGAGCAAAGGCTTTTGCCTCAGCCATTGAAGGGAACTGCATTGGTTCAACAGCAGTACCGTCAAGAGCGCTCCAGATAGTTTTTTCATGCTTCGACGCAATAAACAGCGTTGGCTTAAATTTAACTTTTTCTTGTACTCGATTGCCGTTTCGGTAACCTCTAACTAAGAGATAAGAACCTAGGCGACTAACGTTAGTATAAAATTCCATAGAGAATAAGTAATCGTTCCAATCATACACTAAACAGGGTCAGAAGTAAACGTTAAAGCTTACCGCTGACCCGCAAATAATTTAACCAGTTTTACTGGTTTAACACTTAACTCTGCTTAGTATTCCCAATAGAATACTTTGCAATCAGTTCCCAGTTTGCCTTATCTTTATGAGAAATTATCTTAATTTGGCGCAGAGGTGCACGATCTTTACTCTGTTCGCTATTAACAATCTGAAGCAAACCCCAGTCTGCTAGCAAAGTAGTAATTGAGTTACGCCGTTGAAGATCGTTCTGAGTAAGGTTAGAAGACTTGCCATCTAGAAGAAACAGCTCCTTAAAGTGAACAATAAAGTATCGGCCTTGCTTATGGAGAATATGGCATGACTGGTAAAGCTTATCGCCTTCCTTTCTAGATGCCACACCAATCCTAGTCAGTGTCTCGCGAACCTTTAGAAAATCGTCAGGTTGAGTTAAGGTAACCTCCAGCATCATTGCTGGAGTCCACTCAACAGGAATGTCTACAGGTAAGGCCGCAGTCGAGTTTAACTCTAAAGTAGTAACTACTAGATCCATAGCAAAGCGGGTTTCATTAGCACTATTTATGAGATAATGCTATTCCGCTTTGCTATAGATCTAACAGTTAACTTTGCGGCCAACCCCGCCGCGTTCAGCAGATACTCTTAGGGAGTTAATCTGTGACTCACTCAGCAGAGTTAATGCTGCACGAGCTTTTTCGTCGTTATAACCCCACCTAGCTTTGACTAGTTCTACATTAGCATTCTGCTCGGGTTTAAGCCATTTGCTAAAGCGCTTCCGCTTACGTACTGAATTAAGCAGAAAATCAAACTGTAGTTTCCGATCAACATTGTGGTGGATGTTCATCTCATTTGCTAGCAATACAGTATCTACAAAGTAGGATAGCCCGCGATTTACCAAAAACGACCGGTATTCTTTCTCAGCAAGGTCGTCAACCATGATATTCTCTTTAGAATCATTAATCGCTGTGAGATAGGCAAAAGGATTCATACTGAAGAGTTACTTCCATTCAGCACTTGCCATAAGTTCTGTCATGCACGCCACGAGGTTTAGCTCATGGTCAGCAACAAAGGCATCTTTGTACTGATAGTCTGCTAGAATAAGCACTACTTGTGGCACAGATGCTGGTTTAGCATAATCTACCATGTTATCGTAGATCTTGCGGAAGATTGCAGCAGGCTCAAGATCCATGTTGTTAACTACCCATGAGCGCATAGTTTTGAAGTCTTTTTCGCGAAGAGCTTTTACTAAACCGCTAAGGTTTACATCGGTTAGATTAGTGAGTAGACCGGTGTCAATTGCTCCAGAAGCAGAGTAACGCTGACATTCTCCTAGAACTCGACGCCAATCAGGCGCATACTTCATGATTAGCTCAGCAACTACTGCTGGCTCATACTTGACCTTCTCAGTTTTTAGAATACTTTCAAGACGAGCCATAAACTTTTGAGCTAAACCCGCTAGTGCTTTCTTTGAGGTATTAAACTCAATTACGGCACAGCGGGAGTGTAGTGGCTCAATGACTCGATTCTTAAAATTGCAAGTTAGAATAAACCTACAGTTGTTAGAGAATTCTTCGATAAACCCACGTAGCGCTGGCTGCGTAGATTGCGGATTAAGATAGTCAGCTTCATCAAGAATAACTACTTTTGGACCATTTGACAAAAGTGAAACAGAAGAAGCAAACTGCTTAATCTTATTTCGCAATACGTCAATGCCAGACTCTTCTGATCCGTTGATCAGAATATAGTCAAGATTAAGTTCATTGCACAATGCGCGGGCAACTGTAGTCTTACCAAGACCAGCAGTTCCAGTGAGAAGCAGATTATGCATTTCACCGCCGTCAACTATCTTCTGAAAAGTACTCTTCAAGCTTTCTGGAAGAATGCATTCTTGGATAGTTTGTGGCCTATAGCGTTCAGTCCATAGAAACTCTGTCGAGTTGGTAGTCATCATTTGAGTCTATCTAATCAGGAAGTAATCGACTTGTAAATAGACTTAACTTCAGAAGTTTCAGTTTCAAATTCAACTACTGTTTGACGGTAGTATAGTTTAGCAACAGTGCGCAGAGTCTTCTTTGGCAACTTAAACTTGTCTTCAAGCGCCTTAAAGATATCTTTAACCTGAGCCTTTTCTGTAGCAATCTTAGTATAAGAC